ATTTGACCTCCGGTGCGGCAGAAGTCACAGCGACCGGATACCCGGTCGGCGAGATTCTCGGCCTCCGATGGGGCGCACAGTACGGCAGCGCCCCCGGCGTGAACGGGCAACTCGACGGCGAGATCGCACGAGGTGTCATCTACGACCGGGTGCTGACTCCAGCCGAGCGCACGAACGCGATGACAGCCCTCAAGACGCTGTACGGCATTGCCTAACCGGCGATGGCGACCATCGACTTGACCAGGCCAGCCATACGCTCGACCCAGATGCGCGAGCTGGGGTAGTACTCGCGCATCTGGGTCAGGCCGATCAACTCGACCTCGTTTACCCAGTCAATAGCCTTCTGCCTGTCGGTGGTGTGGCGGTGACCGAACTTCCACAGCATCGTCGCGCGCACTCTGGCCTCGAACGGAAGAAACTGAATTCCAGGAGCCATCCAATGTGGTTCGATCGGAAAGTACCGATAAGGGGTCTGAACCCAATGGTGGTCGGATGCCTTGTGGATGACGTCGGCGAGGCGGGCACGTTGTGCATGGCCGCCGACGTGTTCAATCAAGCTGTTGGATACAACCAAGTCGAATGTGGCATTGCGGATGGCATCGGGAGGGTCGCAGGCATCGCCCTGTATAGCTGTCACCCGCTCGGCACTGTCGAGATCAGCAAGGTTCACGGTCACCACTGAGAGCGGCTGAACCGGGGCGGATGACCAGTAGTCGGGCGTACCGCCCAGGTCTAGAACATGCATGTCAGCGACTTGTGGGAATGACTCCATGAACTTGGACCAACGGCCCTGACGCGCGCGGTACGAAAGCGAATTGGAGTTGTTGGGATCGACCACACGGGCACTCAGCTTGTCCATGCGCGCAGGCTACCCCGTAAACGGTCCTGCGAGTCGAGTTTTCGATGACGGTTGACCCCCACCCCAGACCGGGGCATAACACCAAGAATGTCCGGTAGCTCCTCCCGCGGCATGAAGAAGCGGGCCGCAGCTTCCCTCCGCGACCCGCTTCCCACAAACTAACAGAACTCGAACGCCTGTGCGAAAGCATGGGCGTTTTTCTATGCCCGAATGCGGGCCCACAAATCCCCACACAGAACGGGGGTGACCGCACATGCAGGTCACAATCACCGCCCTACTCGGGGCGGCAACCACCTTCTATCTCAGGAGACTCATCATGGCCTCACAGGCAGAAAACCAGAAGCGCATCGACGCACTCGGCGAACAGCTCGACGCAGCCGCAGCCACCCAGGCGAAGGCAAAGACCGAGATCCTCGAAGCGATCGAGGACCTCCGCACCCAGGCCGCCGAAGCGAACCAGGAGTTCGACTTCACGAAGGTCGAGGCAGCAGCCGGAACCCTCACCGAAGGCGCGCAGGAACTCGACGACCTCAACGAAGACAAGCCCGCCGTCGAGGTACCCCCGGTCGTCGAGCCCGAGACCCCGACGCAGGCCGATCCGCTCGTCCCCGGTGCCAGCGCAGGCGACGACACCGCCAACTGACCCCCCCGCACAAAAAGCCCCCACCTTCCATCACGGAGGGTGGGGGCTATTTGTCGTTCTAGACCAGTGCCGCTTCCCGCCACCGTCGGACAGTGCGGTCCGACACCCCGAACTCATCCGCAATCCGCTTCGCCGGGACACCCTCCGCGAGCATCTGCAACGCGGCCTCACGCGGCGGCAGCTCGGACATCACTTCCAGCACCTGGACAGCCGCGGACGCCGGGGCCGGGACTGTCCGCAACAGCTGGACAGACAGATGCGTCACAGCCACCAACGCGAGCGGCGGCACCAGCGACACACCGACCGCGATCCACGACCCGGTGATCATCCATGCGTGCACACCGTTCCCCGCCATCGACGCCGACGCCCCACATGCCAGCAGCGCCCACGAGTACCGCTTGTCGGATGCTGCGATGACGCCGACGGTCGCGGCGAGTATCACGCCGTCGACGATCAGCGGCCACGCCCACGACACACCGACAGCCGACCGTCGCGCGAGGTCCCACAGTGCGACGTACGACACCATGAACGACAACGTTCCGATCGCCACGTTCATCGTCAATGACACCCACGCCGCGAACCCGATATGGTTTTTCATGAGATTCCTTCCGATTTGATTCGCATGATTGTTCGAGTAGGTCGCATCCCTGCCGGACGTTTACTGGACGTTTTGGTCAGGAATAGACCGGATTAGCCGTGATCACGAGCAGTACCGCGTGAAGGCGCCGAGGGCAGGTCAGCCCAGCAATCAGGGCGAATCAGTACCACCAAATACCGACAACCAGCAGAAGCCCTGGTGATACAGCGGAGGACCCGGGTTCGATTCCCGGCAGCTCCACAAAGACCAGGTCAGAACGTCTTCCGAGACTAACTGACCTGGTCTTTTTTTATACCCACAAGACGCTTACCGGACGCTTTCACCATCGCACCATCCAACGCATCCGCTGCCTCCACATGCACCCGACCCCGACCGAAATACACATCCGACGTCATCGACACCTGCGCATGCCCCAACTGATCAGCAGCCACACGCGCCGTCAAACCCTCCTGATCAAGGATCGTCGCCACCGTCTTCCGGAACGAATGCGACGTCACCCAATCCAAACCGAGCGCCGCACGAACCTGACGCCACTGCCGCGCCACCGTATCCGGATCACGCAACGTCCCCGCCGACGACTCGAACAACATCACCCCACGCGCCGGCCGATCGACGAGCATATCCACCGCGAACGCAGGCAACACCATCTCACGCTTACCCGACTCCGACTTCGGGAACTCCTCCCGCACCAAACCACGACCGGCAATCCGAATGACCTTCCCCGCGACCCGGACACGACGACCCTCGACATCGATGTCTTCTCCACGCCGCAACCCCATCAATTCGCCGATCCGGACACCAGTCGCAGCGAACATGACGATCACGTCCGCCAAATCTGCATGCTCACAAAACTCGGCGACCGTCGGCACCCGCTGATGCCTCGTCGTCTTCAAACCCTTCCGGATCTGATACGGCGACAAGATCACCGGACACGGCACCGTCGAGGACCGCACATCCTCCAATATCTGCGCGAGCACCACCGGATCTATCGACTTCGGGCGCTTCTTCCGCTTCCCGATCAGATCCCCGACCTCACGCACCGGGTTCACCTCAGCGGCCCCGAAGCGGACAGCGATCCGAAACATCCCCGTGAGGATCGTCCGCGCCTTCTTGCCGGTGGCGACACCGGAGCGGGCCGCGACCTCCTGGATGAATGTGTCGAGGCGCTGGGTGGTGGCTTCCCGGATCGACAGGTTCCCGAGACCAGCGACGATCCGTTGGCCCATCGGATCGTACGATTCGAACGTCAGCGCAGCCCGATTCTTCGCAACCAGGTCCTCGCGATATTTCGTCCATAGAACCGACACTTTCGACGACGCCGTGATGTCACCACCTGATGCCGCTGTCCGCTCCGTCAATGCTTCGACGAGTGCTCGTTCCGCTGCAGCCCCTGTCTTGTCCTTCACCCCATCCGGTGTGTAGCGGAGCATCCGCCGTGTCACCCCGTCAGCGTCGCGGACACGACACAATGCTTGCCAGCGGCCATCCGGCAACTGCGTACGACTGATTTTCCCGTGCGCACCCACAGGCAACGAAGGGCGAGGCATCAGGATTCGGCTAGCTCGCCAACAGTGATCGTGTACCGGTCAGCGTCAATGGGCGTCACGGTACAACCAAACACTGTACGGACCGTGGCCCCAAAAGTGTTCTGTGAGTCAACGACCCCACGAACATCGAATGTGCCGGACTCTTTGCGTGCTGTCGTGTCAGGAAAGTCAGCGGTAGATGGCGACTTCAGCCTGTCGCGAACCGCATCTTCGCAGGCAATCTCGGCAGCGAAAGACGAGAACTCGCGGGGCTTGTCAGGCGCACGTGGAGCATCGTCGCTATCGTCACCGGAAAACATAGACCACATCACCACACCGGCTACTGCAGCGACGCCAACACCGAGAATTGAAAGATACCCGTTCTTCTTCTCACTGCGAGGTGCTTCAGGGGCCTGCTGCAACGCTGATGTCCACTGCCTGCCATCCCACCACCGCAACTGTCCGGAACCCTCCGGATCTAGATGCCAACCTGGCTGACTCATAGCTCCCCCTCTTCCTTCATATTCTTGTACTTTCGCAGGCTGTAGACCGGCGCTGTCGGCTTCTTGTTCCCTTGGCGTTTCGCGAGTAGTTGTTCGATGACGACGAGGATCAGTCCACGTTCGGACGAGGTAAGCCTGTTCGCGATCTCGGGCAGAATGAAAGGTTCGTCTACCATCCGTCGTCCAAGCTGTTTTCGAGTTCAGCGACTTCGATCGGGTCGAGAGCGTTCATCCGGCATTCCACCATCCGCTCCGTAGTCCACAGTGCATCCGCCAGCTCGGCTGGCTGCGATGACCACCGCAGCGCGTCGATGAGCTTCGGCAAAGGAATCAGCCTGCGCGCCGCCAACCGGTCGACGATGCGCTCTTCCCTCCGCGTGTACATCGAGTGCCTCGGCTGCGGCACGATGCCGCGTTCGAAGTGCAGGATCTCGTGAGAGAGGGTGGTTCGGCGGCCCGCCTGGTCGAGGGTCTTGCACAACCAGATCCGGTTCCCTTGAGCGAGCCCGCGCACGCCGGACTCAAGCTCGTAGCTGGTGCAGATGATGATGTGGGGGAACCGTTCACCTACGTACTCCCAGGGGTGCCAGTCGACGTCCATGGGGAGTGAATCTACGGCGCCGGTATGACACGTTCTGTCCGGAATGTGAGTTACATCAGTGTCATTCGTCATCGGCATCTGCCGCGACACCATGCGCGTCGATCGAGGGCGGCGGGACAGAAGAGTCACCCCAGCGGCCCTGGAGCACAGTCGCGTCGACGGTGGTGGTGCCTTCGCCCGACGCTTCGATCGATGTTCGATAGCCGAGTCGGGAACTGATCTCACGTAGTAGCTCGGCCGTGTCGATGGCTTGGATGTCCGCGGGGAGCCTGGTGTTTTGTAGGTCGTCTTCGTTGATGTATTCGGCAGCGACGAGCGCTTCGGCTACGGACACGTTCAGGGCGGTGGCGGTGCGTCGGACGCTGTCAAGTTTCGGCTGCCCCGTCTTGTCGGCGAGCCAGTTCGAAACGATCGACTTGTTGTAGCCCGCCGCCGCCGCAAGCGTGGTCTGGTCGACGCTGTTGGCTGCCATCTGTCGGTGTAGCCATTCACTCCATTTGGACATATCCGCAGCGTATCGGTTGCTTGGGTTGCATCCAATCGGTTGCATCAGTGCAACCGTAGGCGCAACGGAATTACAAGTCTGTCGTTCAGCAGCTAGATGCGTCCTGACCTCAATTAATGGTGTTCTGCGATTTACGCAAAATTGCTCCATGCATCAGGGTTGCGCCGATGCAACCAGGTCTGTATGTTGAGACGCAGCAACCCACTCGGGTTGACGCAACCGAACGGAGACCTGATGACGCGAGGATTCGCGATCAAGAGAGGCCGCTTCATCCGTGAAATGAAGCGTCGAAACATCCCGGACGCAGCCGCACTCGCCCGCACCGTCGGCGTCCACAAGACCACCGCATGGCGCGTCCTCAACGGCCAGTCCCGGCCCGGACCTGACTTCGTCAACCGCGTCCTCGACGCCTGGGGCATGGAGTTCCACGACCTGTTCGACGACCCGCGGACCAAACGCTCCCGCACCGCGGCATGACGACACGAAAAAGCCCGCCCCTCTGCAAAGGGACGGGCAACGCACCCACCAACCGGAAGGAAAAGCAGATGCACACCGATTCTACCTTGAACTCGGACGAACTTTTCGAACTCATCCAGGACTTCTTCAGCTTTTACGACATCGAGTTACTCGTGTCGTCGTACGCCTCCGATTTCGGACACCACTACACGGCGCACCTGGATAGCCGCTTCGAGCATCCAGAGATCGTGATCAACACGAACCGAGAAGGTACCGAAATGGTCGTCCTACGTGGCGAGGGTGACACTCCCCGTGATGCTCTCGCACGACTGCTGGAACTACTCCGCGAAGCAGCACCGCGATTCGAGCAGGTGCCGGCATGAGCGGGCAGACACTCATGGTCGACGGGCAGACCGTCACCAACATGGAACGTCTCGGCTGGATCGACGGCGCATCCCGGTGGGTCCTGGACCTCGCGGACGGCACAAGGATTCTCGCCACATCCACCGAAGTCACCATCTGGGTCCGCAACAGTACCGACCCGGTACCGCGGCCGAAAGAACTGTCCCTCGGCGTCATGTGCGCTATCGGCGGTGCAACGTGCCTCGCAGTGCTCACCCTCGGCGTCATGTGGCTCGCGAGAGTGGGCCTGATATGAGCATCGCACTTGTGTTGCATGACAAGCGGTTCGAGAACGAAGACGAACTGTGCACCAACTGCGGCTACGAACTGATCGTCCACGACCAGTGGCCTGAACCGTTCTGCCCCGACGGCTGTGACTGCGTCTACATCGACGACGCAGGCGACCTCGTCAACGACAACGGACACCCACCCACCTGCGAATGCCCTTCGCTCTGCAACCCCGACTACTACCACGACCAAGGCAGGTAACCATGACCGCAACACTGCTCGAACTCCCAGACATCATGCAGGGCACCGACGAATGGCACGACCAACGCCGCGGCATACCCACCGCCTCCGTCGTCGACAGCCTCGTCACCACCCGCAGGCTCACCGGCATCGACTACGCCTGCCCTGCATGTGCCGCACCCGCAGCAGAACTGTGCCGGAGCAAGACGAAGGCGGGCGCAACGATCAAGACGCTGCACCCGGAGCGCGCCGAGGCAGCCCGAAACGGCTCATCGAACATTGTGTTCGAGACCGCCAGCAACGACACATCACGCGCCATCACAATGCTTCTCGTCGCCGAACGCATCACCGGATGGACCGAGGACTCTTTCCTCAGCGACGACATGATGCGCGGCATCGAAGACGAACCGCGAGCACGCGACAAGTACTCGAAGCACTACGCGCCGGTCAGAGAAACCGGGTTCATGATCCGGCAGGACGGTGGCACGAAGCTCGGCTACTCACCGGACGGTCTCGTCGGCGACGACGGACTGATCGAGATCAAATCCCGGACTCCGAAAAACCACCTGTCCACCATCCTCGCGGGGCACCCACCCGCTGACAACATGGCGCAGCTCCAAACCGGACTGCTCGTTTCAGACCGCAAATGGATCGACTACGTCTCCTACTGCGGAGGAATGCCGCTGTGGATCAAACGCGTCTACCCAGATCTGCGCTGGTTCGACGCCATCCTCACCGCAGTCTCCGCATTCGAACGCAACGCCGCCGAAATGATCCGTCTCTACCAAGAGTCGGTCGCTGGATTCCCCACCACCACCCGCGAACTCACTGAAATGAGCTTCTGACATGGACATCACAGACGCAGCAGCACCAAAATCCGACCAGATCAACGCCGACGACCTCATGTCCGGACCCCGAGTCGTCACCATCACCGAGACACGCAAGGGCAACGCCGAGCAGCCCGTCGAGATCGTCACCGCCGAATTCGGCGGAGGACGCCCATACCGACCCGGCAAGTCCATGATCCGCGTGCTCATCAACGCGTGGGGCGCCGAGGCCCGCAGCTACGTCGGTCGACGCATGACCATTTACCGCGACCCCGAGATCGCATTCGGTGGCGAGAAGGTCGGCGGCATCCGCATCTCCCACATGTCCCACATCGACAAGAAACTGACACTCGCGCTCACGGTCACGCGGGGGCGCCGTAAGCCGTACATTGTGCAGCCGCTACCCGATGCGCCACCCGTCATCACTGATGAGCAGGCAGACGAGATGGCATCCACCATCAAGCAGGCAGCGAACAAGGACGAGCTGGACGCGATTGTCGCGCAGCTGAAAACGTTCAATCTAGGCGTTCACCGTGGGCCGCTGCTCGAACTGTGGAAAGCGCGGCTCGCCGACGTCACCACCGAAGCGCAGCAGGACGACGTCGAATCTGGTGCGCAGACCAGCCTAGCCGAAGAGGGGGCGGTCGCGTGAGCTTGACGAAGTCGCATCCCGGACGGACGAATTCAAACTGGCGCGGGGGCAAAACGAGTCACCCGCTGTACTGGATCTACAACGACATGGTTCGGCGATGCTCGAATCCCGGCCATAAACGGTGGGGGAGTTACGGCGGACGAGGCATCACTGTCTGCGATCAATGGCGCCAAGACTTCTGGAGCTTCGTCGCAGATATGGGTGATCGACCCGAGGGCAGCGTGAACGGCCGTGCGCTCTACAGCCTCGATCGAGTCGACAACAACGGTCCATATACGCCCCAGAACTGCCGCTGGGCGACAGCTTCCCAGCAGTCGAAGAACCGACGAGACCTGGCGTACCGCGGGCTCACCCGCGACGCGGAAACCGGCCAGTGGAGGGCTGCATCATGACCTGGACCGATATGCCGTTGGCTGCATTTTATATCGAATCAACTGGCCCGAATCCGATGTTCACGCGCATCGTGACGGCGTGTGTCGCCCGGATCGACGGGAAGGACACGAACGCCCGGAACTGGCTGCTCTATCCGGAGATGGACATCCCCGAAGGCGCAACGAAAGTGCACGGCGTCACCACCCAACACGCGAAAGAACACGGCCAGGAATACGCCGACGGCTACAACGAGATCCGGGAAGCCCTCACCACCGCGTGGGCGGAAGGCCGAATCATCTGCGCGTACAACGCATCCTTCGACTTCACCGTCATCGACCGCGAGGGCCGACGCCTCGGCTACGAACCACTCGTCGCTGGCCCGATCTTCGACCCCTTCGTCATCGACCGCGCCATCGACAAATACCGCAAAGGGAAACGCACCCTCGGTGTCACCTGCGAGTACTACGGCATCGGACTCGACAACGCACACACCGCCGACGCCGACGCGCTCGCAGCGGCCCGCCTGGCGTGGGTTCTCGGCCGACGCAACAGCGGTCTCGCACAGCTCAGCATAGAAGAACTCATGGCACAGCAAGCCGACTGGCACCACCAACGCCAAACCGATTTCGCCAACTACCTCCGCCGCGAAGGCAAAGACGCATCAGACGTCAACGCCGACTGGCCCATCCGAATCGAAGGTGCAGCATGAATCCCCGCCTGATGGACATCCACGAGCTCGCGCAGACGATCGGTGTCGCCGAATCCACCATCAAAAACAACCGACACTCACACCCCCTGTACCGGAAGGCAATCAAACTGGGTGCCGCCAACTCACCCCTCAAATGGCGACGAACCGACGTCGACAACTACATCGACCAACTGGTGGGTGAGACCGCATGAGCCGACCGAGAAGCATCAACCTACCCACAGTCGCCCCCGCAGCAACAGCCGCCGAGCTCGCCTGGGAACGAGACGCAGCCTGCCGAGACCACGACCCGGACCTGTTCTTCCCCGAATGGGGCGGCAACGGTGGAGTAGCCCAACGCAACCGCGCCATCGCCATCTGCGCTAGATGCCCCATCCACGCCGTCATCGGATGCGCCCGTAAAGCCCTATCCACCCACACCGACTACGGCGTATGGGCAGGCGAACACTTCGGCACCACCGCGAAAACCAGAGAGATTGCACGCGCAAACCTCGCAGCCATCGCAGGAATACCGGAGGCGAACTGACCTATGGAGCGTGTGTGGCTCGCGACGACGTACTACATGGACCCCGCTGTGGAAGCACTCTCACCCAACGCGGAACGGCTCATGACGCGCGCCATCGCCTACTGCGGAAACTCCGAAAGTAGCGGCTACATCACCGCAAAAGCTCTGAAAAACCTGGGAATTCCTGCCGCAAAAGCGAGAACTTTAGAGCTACTTTCTGCCCGCATTTTGGTGGAAACCGGTTGCGTCGATTTGTACCAGTTTCGGTCCTGGGATCGCTGGCAGAAAGAAGGAAACGCCCTGGTCAAACGCAAGAAGAACGATGCGGAACGTCAAGCGCGACACCGGGAACAGCAGAGAAAACAGGACCAAATGTCACGTGACACGTCACGTGATGTCACGCCCCTAGAGAAGAGAAGAGAAGAAGAGAACTCTAAAGAGTTCTCCAGTAGCACTCACCTAAGTACCGCGCGAGACGAGCAACCACGCGGCCCTGCTGTCCCCGTCAACGCCTGGAAACTCGTCCGAGACGTCATCCCCAACGAACACCCCCAAGCCGTCAAAACCGACCTCGCACTCCGGGCCTCCGCACTCATGAACGCCGGCACCGCCGAAGGCACCGTCCGGGCCGCACTCGAACTGTGGATCACCAAACCGAACCTCGGACCCGCAGTCCTCCCGAGCCTCGTCTCGGAAGTCATCAAAACCGCGGCACCCATCCACGCCGTACCCAACGGCGCCCACAACCTCGGACCCGCATCACAAAAGGCCGCTGGATGGCTCGCAGTCGGACAAAACCTCACCAACCCACACCGACCCAAGGAACTCGAATGACCGCCATCGCCACCGACGACACCGTCATCGCCGTCGCACACCTCCTCGCCAAAGCCGCCCTCTACGACCCCAGATTCTCGAAACCCGACGAAGGCAAAGCGATCGCATGGGCCGAAGCACTCGAACCACACCGCTTCGACGTCCACGACATGCTCCAAGCCGTCGTCGGGTTCTACTCCGAAAACCTCGACCGGCCCCTCATGGTCGCCGACGTCATCGCCCGCAGCAAAGCGATCCGCAAGGACCGGTCACAGCGGGAGTCGAGTGAATCTAGAGACAGCCGTAGTGCCGCCCAGGATCGACACCACGGCCTCAGAAGCGTCCCCGGCGACACCCAACTAGGGGGACTACCAATCGCAGGCGCAGACGGGCCACCAATCCCAGGCGCCTACCGAGTCAACAACGCAGCAGAACACCCCTGCCCCACCTGCAACGCAGAAGAACTCGAACCCTGCACCAACCCCATCACCCACAGCGCCCGCAAAATCCCCTGCCTCAAACGCCTCACAACAAAATGGTGAGGCTACCTCTCGAATTCCGCGTGTCGCGTGCGTGGAGCTGCAGGGTTGTCCGTGTGCGTCATGGTTGCGTGTGTGCATCCAACTCGGTAGTCTGGAAGCAATCCGGCTGCAACCGGAACCTCAAATCGGAAGGAACCCTGAAAATGACTTTCACTCTCGCTCCACTGCATGATCTCCCGAAGTTGGCTGCGCTCTACGTGAAGGAGCACGGTTGGACGCAGGGTACGGAGCAGGATGGTGAGGGCAAGGTGTGCCTCACTGGTGCGCTGCGCTTCTGCTCACCCGTCCCCGGTGACGGCTACATCGCCCGTGAGGTTTTCCGGCGGCGTGAGCACGCCGAGGCGTGGAACGACGAGAACGGACGCATCGCCGACGAGGTCATCGACTATCTTGCGCAGGCTGAGATTACGGATGCCGAGTTGGCTGAGACGTTCGGCCCGCAGTGGCAGGAAATCATTGCGCAGGTCCGCACCATATCCAGTGCGACTACGCAGCAGATCGAGGAGCTGTCCGCTGCTTGGGCCGCTGCTCGGGGCGCTGCTTGGGACGCTGCTTGGGACGCTGCTTGGGCCGCTGCTCGGGGCGCTGCTTGGGACGCTGCTTGGGCCGCTGCTTCGGCCGCTGCTTGGGACGCTGCTTCGGACGCTGCTTGGGACGCTGCTTCGGCCGCTGCTTGGGACGCTGCTTCGGACGCTGCTTGGGACGCTGCTTCGGCCGCTGCTCGGGACGCTGCTTGGGCGCTCGTCACCCGAGACCTCATCGGCACCAATGGATATACCCAGCAGCACTACGACAAACTCACCGCCCCATGGGTCACCGTATTCGGGAAACTCCACACAGACGACGTGATCGCATGAGCGGCATCACCGCGGAGACCCGCGAGGTTCGTACACTCGCCATCCAGACTGTCGTTGAAACTCATCGCGGTCTCGGTATCGCCGAACGTGAATTGAAGCTCGGACAGTTCACGGCAGCCCGCGGGACGATCCGGCAAGCCACCGCCATGTGCGAACTCCTCGACCAACTCGTCCCGCAGATCGGCCGGCCAACCATCCTCGATGGTGACCCTGCTGCTATCGAGGCTGCGCTCGACGCTCTCCCGTTGGAGTCGGTGATCACGTACGGGTCCGGTATCGACTTCACTGCCGCTATCCATGTCCGGGCCGTCAGCTTCGTTGGGACCGTCTGGTATGAGACGGCATTCAGCAAGCCCACCGATTCCGAAGCTATCTCCCGCAACGGCCTGGTCACGGTGATCGCATGACTGCCCCTGAGTGCTTCGTCGAAGCGTGGCATCCGTGGGATGGCAAACCGGTGGAAGTTCCGGGTTTCGATCCGACTTTGCCCCGTCAGCGTGTTATTCGCGATGGTGCGGAATGTTTCGTGCTTGCCGATGATCTGCTGGTGGCAGTCCTGTGAGCACCCCGAATCCCGTAGAGGTCATCGCACATGCACTGGCGAAGCATCCCGGTGGCGCGCGTGTTGTCAGTAGCGGCGAGAATCAGCTCACGGTGATGGAGTACGTGTGCGGGTGCGGTTGGCGGGAGCAGAGCGTGTGGGCCAACGGTCCACGACACCCGGCGCACCTGGCGTCTGTGATTGCAGCCCTCCCCAACATCGCAATCGTGCCCCGAATGGAGGCGTCATGACCGTGTTTTACCAGGATGAATTGGTCACCTTGCACCAAGGGGATTGCTTAACTCTGCTGCGTGAGATGACCGATGCCAGCATCGACATTGTGGTCACCTCACCGCCGTACAACATGGGCCTTGTGCCAGGAGGTAACGGGCGAGGCATGTACCGGCCCGGAGCGTCGAACAAGGGCGGACGCTTCCGTGATGGCTACGGCGAGCATGACGACGCAATGGACCAGGATGCCTACGACGATTGGCAGCGAACCATCCTGGCTGAATGCTTCCGGGTCTCGCGTCTGGCTGTGTTCTACAACCATCGGCCACGCGTCGAGCATGGTGTTCTGCGTGATCCGCTCGGTAACAACTTCGGAATCCCGTTGCGGCAGCGCATCATCTGGAACCGAGGGACCGGCATCGACGTGAACCTGCGCGCGTTCTGCACGCGTGGCGAATACATCTTCCTGTTCGCCAAGTCAGAGTTCGAACTGGTGTCACACAGTGCGAGCGGTATGGGCGACGTTTGGAACCTGGGAATCGAATCGAAGGTTCCCGATCATCCAGCACCGTTCCCGGTTTCCTTGCCTACGCGCTGCATCGAAGCGACGGGAGCGAAGTCGGTACTCGATCCGTTCTGCGGCTCAGGAACCACTTTGCGAGCAGCATCCGATCTCGGCATTCGCGGCGTCGGATTCGAGCTGGAGAGGAAGTTCTGCAACCTGGCAGTGAAACGGCTGGGGCAGATGGCTTTGGACTTCGGAGGGGCAGCATGAGCCCCCGTGAGTGCGACGAGTGCAACTCATGTGCTTGCGATGGGAGCTGCTGATGAGCGGCGGGGAGTTCGCGGCGATCGAAGCCCGAGCCAACGCAGCGGATGACTCACGAGGCCCGATCGAGCAAGCGGTCATGTACCGAATCGAACCGCCACCATCGTTCTTCGACCACATCTCGGCCAGCCAGCGTGATGTGCGTGACCTGTTGGCTGCGGTGCGGGAACGGGACAACACCATCGCACAACTACGGCGAGCCGCTAACCGGGTCTACAGGCTAGTCGAAGCCCGCGAACGAGACCTTCGGTACTCAATCACTGATGAAGAGCTTCGCGCTGCCCTCGACCCACAGGAGACACCATGAGCGACTACTACACCGAAGCATCACTCGTCATCAACGAGGCACTGGGCAACCTTGACGCCGACCTCAAAGGCTGCACACCCTCGATGCTCGTCTCGGCACTCGAACAGCACGGATACCAGATCGCCCGACTGCCCACGAATCCGAGTCAGCAGGAACGCGATTCGTTGGATCATTCGTTCTACGCAGCACTGGCCCGTCGTGATTCGGGGGTGCAGCCATGAGCAGGGAACTGGAACTCATCGCGCAGGTGTTGAGCATGTCCGCTGGTTCACCGACTGCGACTGCCGCTCATGTGGTGTCGATGCTGTCGGAGCACGGCTACAGCATCGTGCCCAACCCCCGGCGCGGGGAGCCACCCGAAGCACCCGAACTACGCCGCACCGCAGACAGCCTCGAACGCATCGCCCACTGGAAATGGCCCGACGACCGCGACGAATGCCCATTTACCGCGAAGGGCCTGCGGAAACATGCTGATGCGCTCGACGAGTGGGAACCGGTTATCGCTGCTGCCGCTGAGGAGGACCAGTGAGCGCACTCAAGTTCCGATGCTGCGGGCACTGTGCAACAGACCCAAACCACGGATCGCTGAAGTTGACCGAAAACCACGATGGCCCGTGCGTGCCAGGTTGTGACGACGGCAACCGAATTGCCAGAGCCGCTCGTGCCGCTGAGGAGGACACCAATGGCTGACACCTGCATCGCATGGCTCCTTGGATTCGCCCACGGATTTCATGCGTTCCTATTCGGCACCGAGGAGGAGAAGCCATGAGCGCGGACCGTATCGCCGACCTCGAAGCCGAAAACATCAACCTACGAACGGAACTCGCCTCCCGCGACGCCGACATCATCGGCCAACAAACCATCATCACCGTCTTGCAGAAGAAACTCCGCGAAGCCGAAGACGACGCCTCCGCCAAACGCGCCGCAGCCAGGCAGGCCGAAGAAATCGCCACCGTCCACGGCCTCATGACCACCACCATCCCCACCGAGGTGCAACCATGATCGATGTCCTGTGGCTCGCAGGAACCTTCAACCCCCAAGGCGAAGGCATCAGCGATGACTTCTTGAAGCGTCTCGACCCTAATCGCTTTCGGTATCGGTATGTGACGGACGGCTATTTCGCCGACTACGGCAAGGCAATGAGCTACGGGGAGTCGACCCGCCTCGGACAGCTCGCACTCGACCGAGCAGTCCGCGAATGCCCCGGCCCTGTTGTGGTCGGTGGCTATTCGCAGGGTGCAGCCATCGCAGGTAACTACGCGGCATGGACGAAACAGGCCAAGGTCATCGGATGCGTGCTCATCGCCGACCCACTCCGCGACGGCTCACGTGCCACCGTCAACGAGAATCCAGGCGGCTACGGCATCGGCGGCCAACGCCGCATCGACAACATCCGCACCTTCTCTGTCGCAGCATGGGGCGACCCGATCACCTCCCTCCCGGCAGGCAACTACCTCCGCAGCATCGCCGACTTCTCCGAATTCATGAGCCGCGACATCAACGCATGGGCCGTCAACATCCTCTCGAAGATCGTCAACGGCCAGTTGCAGCCCTGGTGGCGATGGTCCAACCGCAGGGATTGGGCTGAGGCTGGACGGTGGTTGCGCGGCTACACCACCGATGGCCGACACACCGACGCCTACATCGCTGAAGGACTCACCAAGCAGCTCGCCGAAGCAGTGAATCGGGATATGCGATGAGTCGCACGATGACCACCACTCTGGTCCTACCGTGGCTGCGTCCCCCGCTGACGTCGAATGAGGCGAAGCGGGGGACTGGGCGCGGGCATGCGCGGGTGGTGCGTGAAATCCGTTGGACTGTAGGAATGTTGGCGAAGTCGCAGAAAGTGTGCTCGCATCCACGCTCGGATGTGCTGATCACGTGGTGGGCACCGAACCTCATTCAGCGTGACGCAGGCTCACTGGCGCCGACGTTGAAAGCTGCGATCGATGGCTTGGTGGATGCCCACGTGTGGCCAGGCGACCACTTCGAATGGGTCCGCACCGAATCCTGCCGCGTCGACCTCGACCGCGACAACCCGCGCATCGAACTCACCATCACACCCATCTGGACACCTGATCCGCAGTACCCGCCCGAAGTCCAACTGCAACCAGGAGGGACGACGGTATGAGTCCACGCGATCCGATCACAGTTGCATGCCCCGCATGCAAAGCGAAGCGCGGGCAACCCTGCCGATCGCTTACGTACAGCGACCGACGCCCCATGGTCGACGTCCACACCGCCCGCGACGAGGCTGCTAACTCCCTCGCACGTGGACCGATCAACCCGCTCACCGGAAGGCGCAACCCGAGATGACATCCGGTGACGTGGCATTGCAGATCGGGCGGGCGCTGTGGCTCACCCGAGTACACGAAGCAGTTCAGCGAACCATCCACACCCTGTTCGACATGCTCGGCATCCCGAACACGCCCGAACTCCAGGCCCAGATCGGCGACATCCTGGCCGTTGCTCGATGGAATTCAGCCATGGAGGGCGAATCGTACATCCCGCTCGAACGCAAGGAGCTGAGGATCTGGTGACTGACTTCTTCCTGCCGCGTCACGACCAGAAGACACTCCTCGAACAGCTCCGCCAAGTCCCTGCACTCGTCGAAGACCTCACGATTGCGATCACCCGTCAGGACCGCATTACTGCGCGTGGCCCGAAAACGTCACGCGGGGATGACACGCAGCCGTTGCCGTTCAACGAGCACGCCTCCGATGCGGCCCGTTATCTCGAATTTGTTCTAGCCAATTGGGCAGCGTTCACCTGCTACAACCGCGGCATCGACTACGACGGCCGCGACAACGTCATCTCCGTCGCCCGCTGGCTGCGCGTGCACATCATTGACCTGGCGTTATGTCCTGGCGCCGAGGAATCACTACCGGCGATCCGGGACGCTGTCCGCAACGGCAACCGCGCCTGCAACGGAGCACACGACCGGGCCGTCATCGTCCACAGTCCGCATGACGTCGCCCGCGCCCGCTACAGCGTCCTCCACGCGAAAGGTGTCGAAGCGGCTGTCCGCGAACTCGGCCCCGAATACCGCACCCTCACCGAACAGCGCGTCTACCGGCTAGCGCGTGCCGGCGTCATCACCCCCGACCGCACCATCACCCTCGACGGCCGGGAGACCGCCCTCTACGTCCTCGGCGACGTCTTGGATGCGCACCTGAAATACCCGTCACGACAGAGGAAGGCAGTTTCAGCATGAGCGAGATAACCCCCAGTCTGCCGCTGACGATTGAGCGGCAGAAGGTGAACCAGGCGTTGGAAATTCTAGGCATCCCACAAACCTGCTTGCGATCTGCAACCATCCACCTCGACGGCATCACAGTCGAGCAGGTTCGCAAGAGCATCGACGACGACGGCCAGGTGACCTCTCATCTCACGCACGGCCAGCGACTTGCAACGATGACCACCGACATCGAGGTACCCCGTGAGCGCCCGTGAGGACTGCCCGCACGATTCACTCTCGGGTGACGAAGGCCCCATTGAAGATCTCGGTCGGATGCCAACCCGGTGGAAGTGCGACGAATGCGGGAAGGTGGCGGTTGACCCGTGAGTGAGCGTGAGGATGCTGTCGCCCGCCTGATCCAACACCACGGCGACCCCGACGTCCGCAAACTCCCAGCCCTCGCATTCCTCGAAGCCTGCCAACCCGGCTTCCGTGCCCGGTTGGACCGCATGCTCGCCGACCGAGGCCTCGAAATGGACGGCACCGGAACCATCGTCCCGCTTACGAAGTAGCAAGATGCTAGGCTTCGCCGAAGGCGGGAGTGGTCACAAGACCATTACCCGCCATTCTTATGCCTCCCCGTAGATAGCGGCGCTGCATCACCAGTGCGCTCCGGGGACAACGACGCCCCAACCGGTAAGGCTCACGGTCGCGGTTGGGGCGTCCAAACGTTCAGAGAGGCCAACTCGTGTGGAATCTCCTGCAAGACGCCATCGCCGCAGCCCTGCGATGGGCAGCCCTACGAGCCCTCGGTATCCGCTGACATGCAATCCATCCAAGACCAAATCTACGACACCGAACAACAACTGAAACAGGCCCGCACAGCAGGGAACTTCGACGCCGAATACGTCCTCGAATCCCAACTCGACCGCCTGCTCGACCGCCTGCCCCGCACGGGGCAACCGTAGACCCGCACGGGACCACGGCACCCCGCACGTAAGCGAGACCCGATGGCCAAACAGCGCGAACCGAGACCAGAACTCACCCCAGCCATCGAGTCCAGCATCCGCCAAGGCCACGCACTCGGACACACCCAAGCCTCCATCGCAGACACCCTCGGCATACCAGCACCACAAATAAGCCGCTGGGCGAAACGCATGGGCCTCATCTGGCGCACCGCTACATCCAACACCGCAGCCATGAACGAAGCCGTCCGAGAACGCATCGCCTACGGCCGCGCACTCCTCGCCGAACAAGCACTAGCAGACGCAATCGCCATCCGCGAACGCATCTGGGACCAATACACAGTCCTCGGCAACAGCATCTCGGGACCCGTCGAATACGTCCTCGACCTCCCCGACGCGAAAGCTGTCTCGGACTTCACGAAGGCTATCGACAAGCTGATTCTCACCCACGAGAACCTCACCAGGTTGGGTGCCGCGACCAGCGCGAATGCGGCTGCCAGTGTGCTCGCCGAGATGCAAGCCGCCCTGGAGAAGTTCGCTGCCGAAGACGAAGTCGACGACCTCATCACCGACATCCAACAGACCGAAGGAAACGACGACGATGACTGAAGACCTCAAGGCCCAGGGATTCCCGCCGTCGTTCACCATCGGCCGCTACAGCTTCACCCGCCTCCGCAGCCGCAACGGGCACAGGTGGGAATGCTCAGACGGTATGCGCGCCGTCGGAGGCTGTCGGACACCATGGGGCGCATTCATTGCGCAGCGCCGATGGTCCAAGGTGCCTGCGAGCCCCGAGTGACCTCGCGTCTCGCCCGCCTGGGCCGCATCACCCGCAAACAAGCCCTGAGTATTGCCCGCGCCAACACCGAAATCTGCATCTGGCACGGCGCAGTCTCCAGCGGCAAAACCATCGGCTCCCTCATCAAATTCCTGATGGTAATCCCCACCGCCCCATCGACCGGCGAAATCGTCATCATCGGACGCACCCGAGACACCGTCTACCGCAACATCATGAAAGCCATGCAAGACCCCGAAATCTTCGGGCAGTTCGCCGAGCACGTCAAATACAACCGCGGCGCACCAACAGCCGAAATCTTCGGCCGCACAGTCCACATCCTCGGATCGAGTGACGTACGCGCCGAAGCAACCATCCGAGGCATGACAATCTGCCTCGCCTACCTCGACGAAGCGACCCTAGTATCCAAAGAATTCTTCTCCATGCTCCACACCCGCCTACGCGTCAAAGGGTTCCTCTGCCAACTGTTCGTCACCACCAACCCCGACTCACCCCGGCACTGGCTGAAAACCGAATACATCGACCGTGCAAAAGAACTCGGCATCCGCGTCTTCCACTTCAAACTAGAGGACAACCGCGGCAACCTCAAAGACGGCTACATCGAAAACCTCGAACGCCAATACACCGGCCTGTGGCGACTCCGCTTCATCGACGGTGAATGGACCATGGCCGACGGCGTCATCTACTCCATGTTCGACCCCAAACGCCATGTCGTCGACAAACTCCCCACCATCGTCCGCAAGTTCGCGATAGGCATAGACGACGGCGTCCAACACCCGGCAGCCGGAATCCTCCTCGGCCTCGGCGAAGACAACAAGCTATACGTCATCGCCGAATGGGCACCACCAAGCGGCACACCAGCGGACCGCTCCAAAAGTCTCCGCAAGTTCGTCCAAGAACACGGTGAACCGGACTACTACTTCGTCGACCCATCCGCCGCAGCCCTGAAAATCCAGCTCAACCGCGACGGCTTCGGCAACGTCGCGAACGCAGCGAACAAACACAAACTCGGCATCGGCCTCGTCTCCTCCCTCCTCTCGGCGGGAGAGATGCTGATCTACGGACCCGACTGCCCCAACCTCCTCTCCGAGATCGGCGGCTACGTGTGGGACCCGAAAGCCGCTGAACGTGGCGATGACGAACCGATCAAACTGTTCGACGACTTCTGCGATGCCTGGCGGTACGCAGTCGCGACCGCACGCCCCATGTGGCAGCCGTATATGCCCCACATCCACGCAGCTACGACGTTGCCTGACGAACGAATCGAGGTGGCAGCAGCGTGAGCTTGTATGCGAATGGCGTCACTTGGCCGCCGCAAGACCTCACACAGGTCATGCGGCGCACCGCAGAATCACAAGTCTGGTGGGAAGGCGACACCGGCAAACTCAACGACTACTACCTCGGCCACAACACCCAAGCCACCCACGTCGGGGGCACAATCGCCGAACGCGCACGAGAAGCGATCAACGTGTTCTGGGGCCGCCCAACAACAGCATCCACCACACCCATGAAACGCCTGCACGTCCCACTCGGTGGTGTCATCCCGAAACTGTCCGCGACGGAACTATTCGGCGAACCCCTACGCGTCCTATCCCCGGACCTCGTGTCCACAGGGAAACGACCGACACCGAAAGCAGTGAAAGAAGATCCACTGCAAGTCCGCTCCGATCTCATCTTCAACACACCCCGCTTCCACGCTGAACTGTTCACAGCAGGGGAGTCCGCGTCAGCGTTGGGTGGCAACTTTCAGCGCGTCGTCTGGGATGTCTCCACCGGCATCGAGAACGCGTGGATCGACTTCGTCGACGAAGACCGCGCCATCCCCGAATACAAGTGGGGACGACTGGTCGCGGTCACATTCTGGTCAGAGCTCGAAGGGTCCGACGGGCGTGTCGTGTGGCGGTGGCTTCAACGCTACGAACCTGGCCGCATCGTCCACGGCCTGTACTGCGGCACCGGCAACGACCTCGGCAGGGCGATGCCACTGACGGAGCATCCCGCGACCGCCAGTCTCGCAACACAAGTGCGAGCTGACACCGACGGCTACTCGTACGTCGAAACCGGCATCAAAGAACTCGCCGCCGAGTACGTCCCGAACGTTCTCCCGAACCCGGAGTGGCGGCATGACCCGAAACTCAAATACCGGGGCCGCGCCGACATCTCCACCGACGGCTACCCACTGCTCCACGAACTCGACCGGGTGTACTCATCGCTGATGAAGGACTTCCGTGTCGGTTCGGCCCGCGGTATCGCCTCCTCCGACCTTTTGCAGTCGAAGGGCGCAGGCCAAGGGTTGCAGCTTGCGGAAGATCAGGAGTTCTTCACATCACTGAACCCTGGCGTCGGCGCCGACGGCTCAATGGAATCGATGCTCCAGTTCTACCAGCCCGCGATCCGCGTCCTGGAGCACGATCAGGGCGGCGACATGCTGCTCCGAGCGTTGCTCCAAAAGACCGGCTACTCCCCATCGTCGATCGGCCTGTCCGACGAGGTCGCGCAGACAGCGACGGAAGTACGCGGTAAGAAGGCTCGCACCATCGGCACCACGTCGGGGAAGTCCCGGTACTGGGGTGCAGCGCTCGGCCATATCACCACCGCGTGCCTGCGTATCGACGCGATCAAGTTCCCCGGCAAAGGTGTCGCCCCGTCGGAGGAGATGGTCATCGAGTGGCCGAACTTTGCTCGCGAGTCGGACCTGACGAAGTCACAAACCCTCATGAATTTGCGTACAGCTCAAGCCGTTTCGACGCGCACAGCTGTCGCGTATTGGCATGAGGACTGGGACGACGACCAGATTCAGGAGGAGGTCGACGAGATCGACAAGGCGAATGTCATGGAACCTGCATTCCCCACCGGACCCGATCAGGCCCCGACGTCGGGTGACGGGGCAGTTCCGTTCGCGAAGAAACCCGAAACCAATCCGATAGACGCCCCGACCGAGGAGTGACCCTGTGTCGCTGAACCCCGAGAACGCCGAGAGCATCCCTCGCAAGCTGATCGGAATGTACAGCGCCACAGAACTGAAACTCCTCGGCATGATGGCTGACGCAGTCTCGAAAGGCATCGACACACCGGAGTGGGCCGCACAACAACCCGCCGAGATGCTCCGCTTCCGCAACCAAGCACAACAACTCGCGAACGGTCTCACCGCGGCAGCACCTTCGGTCGTCGGAGAAGCCGTGCAGGCAGCAGCGAAGTTCGGTCGGGACGCTGTCGACGCCGACATCGACTTGGCCGGCCATCTCGCGGCGAAGTCGTGGAGACCGGCAGGATTGCAAGCGAACCTCACGGTCGGGAAAACACTCGAACAGCGGGCACTCGAAGACGGCGTCGGCGCACTCGCACGCGTCAACCAAGCCCTCCCCGGTGCCGCATCGAACCTGTACCAGCAGGTCACGACCCGCGTGAACGCAACACCCGTCTCCTCTGACCTGACGCGCAGGCAGGCAGTCCAGCAAGCATTGGACGTGCTGACTGCCCGCGGCATCACAGGATTCAAAGATAACGCTGGCCGCAACTGGTCACTTTCGACGTATGTGGAGATGAAATCCCGGACGCTCGTCAACAACACCCTCCGTGAGTCGCACGAGCAGCAGGCGTTGGCGCGCGGGCACGACCTACTGGTGGTGTCGTCGCACGCGAACCCAGCCCCGGTGTGCCAACCCTACGAAGGGCAGGTGCTATCAATCGGCCAGAATGCGAAGGAAGGCAGCACCATTCGTCCCAACGCGACGGGTGGCGATCCGGTCCGGGTGAAGGTGAAAGCGACCTTGTCCGATGCCCGGTCAAAGGGACTGTTTCATCCGAACTGTAAACACGCGACGTCGATCTACCTGCCCGGAGCTTCGCGTACGTTCACGACCGAACCGAACGAGGACGGCTACAAGGCCACCCAGCAGCAACGTGCCATGGAGCGTGCGATTCGGGATACGAAACGCCGACAGGCTGTCGCGATTGAACCGAGCGTTAAGAAGCGGTTGAATGCTACGCTTCGCTCACAGCAGACGGCTCTGAAACAGCACGTCGAAGCGAATGATCTGAAGCGTCGTAGTCTCCGTGAACGCCCCGACCTCGGGTACAGGATCAACCCACCGGACGCACTCGATTCGGTCACCGATGTTCCGACGACGCCGAAGCCGACAGCAGAACCCAAGCGAGCTGTCGCGGTCGACTCCTACAAGGCGAACGCGTCGACGACGAAGAAACTTCAAGCCGAACTCGCTGGCCTCGACGACGGCGGGAATGGCGACCTCCGACGGATCATCAAAACCAACCCGCAAGGCACCAACTACCTCGTCGCCCGCGACAACACGGGTGCCCCCATCGGGGCGATGCAGTACACGCCACAGAAACGTTCAGCTGGCTCGCCCCGCGAAGTGAACATCCACCAACTTCGATCCACAACCAAGGGTGTCGGCTCCGGCCGCGCATTGATCACCGAAGCCGCACGCATCGCACGTGACCTGGACAAGACCGGCAAGGACGGCTACGAACTGAAGGTGTACGGCGTGATCGATACTGCTACAACCTTCTACGAGTCGACCGGCGCTGTCGTAGACAAAGCCACCAAGATCGGCCACTGGGACCGCAACGCCATCGATCGACTTCTCGATCCCGTGGCAGCGCCTACGCCGGACGTTGAAGGATGGCTGGCAGCGGAGAAGAAGTTCGTCGATGGGCAGTTAGCGGACACGAAAGCATGGCTTGCTGCCGAGTCGAAATACAAGTCCACCGTCACCGAACGGTTGAAAGCTGAGCAGACGTACCGCCGATCTGGTCCAGCACGGACCCTCACCGAAGACGAGGGCCGCGACTACGGCAGCAACGTTTGGTTCGACTACGCCGACACACTGTCCGACTCAGAACGGTCCGCGGTGCGCTTCTACACCGGCAACGGCTACGAGGACATCAACGAACCACTCCGGGACCTCACACTGCCCGTCGATACGAAGCTCGGCAACAAGATCGCACTCATCGATGCAGCGATCGAGTCTGCACCGCGAGTACCGGAGAAGATCATCGTCGGTCGGACTATCGCCGAGAAAGTCTTCGGGATCACTGCGCGCGACGGGTACACACTCGAAGCGAGCAATTGGCAGGCTCGGCTGGATCAGGCTGTTGCGTTGATCGGAAAGCCACTCCGTGACGATGGGTTCATGTCGACGGCATTGCAGTCCGAAGAGTTCCGCATCGAATACCACGAAGCGAAACTCCTCATCGAAGTGCCAGAGGGAACCAAGGGTCTCTACGTGTCATCCCACCCGAACATCGGCACGTCACCTGACCCGCGTGCACTAGCAAGCTACGGTCCGGAAGAGAACGAGCTGCTACTTAGCCGCGGCGTAGAGTACGAGTTCGTCGACGCCGATATGAACCCAAGCAACGGCGACCTCACGATCACGATGCGTATTACCGGGCAGTCACCGAAGAAGGTCGAGGTAACCGATGGGTAGCCTCGATGACTCTTCTGACTTCGGCGCCGAAGACACATCGAACCAAACGTACTTCGGTTCGACTGCGGTGGGTCCTGGTCGTTGGATTCGCATCGACGGTATCGGCGTCCTCTGGACAGATGATGCTGATGCGCTGCAACTCGCGAAGATCCCCGACGCTGATCGTGATCGAGCGAACGCGGTACGCAAGGGCCTGCACAGGCTCGCCGCTGAACAGATCACTGCGAGCACCGCATTCGACAATCTAGCCGTGCAGTACGGGCAAATACCCGTGGCCGGTGACCTGTCGACGTTGCCCCGCACGTAACACGCTTCTGCCCGCATGGGCGAAGAACAATCCGCTCCACCTTGTTAGCCCCCTGCCGCATGGCATCCGGGGGCCAATGCCGCATGGCAGAAAAGAGTCACCTGATGCGCAACACCCTCGTCCGCTCCGCACTGATCCGTGGTACCGCACCGACCGCATGGAACGTGCAACCCCTCCAGCAGAACTTCGCCGAAGCCGAAGGTGGTGAAGCCTCCGAGACGACCGAACAGGAAGCCGGAGAGACCAGCACCGAGAAGCCCGAGGAGACCTCGAAAGAGGAAACCAAGGAACCAGCCGATATCGACTGGAAGGCGATGGCACGCAAGCACGAAGCCGAGAACAAGAAGCTTCGCCCCGCCGCCGCCGAGCTGGAGAAGATCAAGGAGAGGAATCGCAGCGCTGAGGAGAAGGCGCAGAAGGAACGCGACGACGCCCGCGCTGAAGCCGCCGAAGCGAAAGCCGAAGCCTCACGCGAAAAGGCAGCCCGCAAATACGGACTCTCCGACGAAGACCTCGAATTCCTCGACGGCGTCCCCGCCGACAAGTTCGACGCCCGCGCGAAAGCACTCTCCGAGCGCCTCAAAAAGGCTGGCACCTCCACAGCAGGAACCAGCGGCGGCGAAGTCACCGGAGCGAAATCACAGCTGCCACTGCAAGACCAGATTGCGGCCGCGCAGAAAGCCCGCGACTTCCCCCTCGTCGTAGCACTCAAAGAGAAACTCCACCACCAGACCACCAAATAGCCTTCAGGAGGCACCCTCATGGCCGGTATCACCGCCCTCGGAACGACATTCAACCTGCCGAACTTCCACGGCGAACTCTTGCAGATCACCCCCGACGACACCCCGCTCCTCTCAGCGGCAGGCGGACTGAACGGCGGCAAGCAGGCCACGAGCACCAGCTTCGAATGGCAGGAATTCGACCTCCGCGAGCCACAGGTACGGCCCCGCTTGGAAGGCCAGGACGCACCCAACCCCGAGGCACGCGTCCGAGCGAACAAGGACAACATCGTCCAGATCTTCCACGAGGCCGTCGCGACCAGCTACACCAAGCAGGCCGCCGTCGACCTCTACGCGAGCGCAGGCCAGGGCGCGTCTAACCCGGTCACCAACGAGCATGCGTGGCAGATCACGCAGACCCTCAAGCAGATCGCCCGCGACGTGAACTACACGTTCTGGCACGGCAAGTACAACAAGCCTGCCGACAACACCACGGCACGGCAGACCCGCGGCCTGTTCGAGGCAATCACCTCGTCGAAGCAGTACGCCGAGCAGGCGGAGACCACCGGAGCGTCGACAGCGACGGACACGGTCACCGCGACGCACAGTCTCGTTGTCGGCGACAAGGTTGTATTCACCAACGTGGGTGCCGCAACGGCTATCGTTCCCGGCCGCGCGTACTGGGTGGTGCAGAACTCGACGACCGCCAGCTTCAAGGTGTCCGCGGTCAAGGGCGGTGCACCGATCACCATCGGTACTGCAACGGGTGTCGCGTTCGTCGGCGTCAAGGCCGCTGAGGGAGTCGCGAACGTCACCTCCGACCGCATCAATGGTCTTCTTCAGTCGGTATTCACCAACGGTGGCATCTCCGAGCAGGGCACTGCGACCCTGTACGTGCCCCCGAATCTGAAGCCTGCTGTGACTGCGGCCTACGCCAAGGCCAACAACTCCACGGTTGGTGTGCTCAATGGCACCCGCAATGTGGGTGGTGTCTCCGTCGATACGATCATCACTGACTTCGGCACCCTCAACGTCGCCATCGAGCGTGCGCTTCCCGCGGACGCACTCGCGGTGCTGTCGCTGGAGCAGATCGATCCCGTCTTCCTGTCGATCCCCGGCAAGGGTGTCCTGTTCGAGGAGGAGCTCGCGAAGACCGGGTCATCGGATAAGACGCAGGTGTACGGCGAGATCGGTCTGTCGTACGGCAACGAGCGTTCGCATGGCATCGCTCGTGGTTTCTACTCCGCGAACTAGCTCCATCTGATTGCCCACCCCCTACGTCTCCCTTTATCGAGGCGTAGGGCTGGTGGGACCAATGCTTGGTGGTGGTGCGTCCCTACGTGCCCCGGCAAAGTTCATTTGACCGTGCGTTATGGCGGGCTGCCCGACTTGGCATCTGTATGTCGGCGGGGGCGGTTCATGCCGGGTTCCTTTCACGTCCTTACGCCCGTCCAGCGCACCACCACCCACACCCCTACGGAGGCACGCGTGCTCGTCTACGCCGACACCGCAGACTACGAGTCCTACACCAAGAACACTGCCCCCGACAACGCTCACTCTCTCCTACGTGAGGCATCGATCCTCGTCACCAACGCAACACGCGGCGATGTGTACGAAGTGCAGGCGAACGGCCTACCGGCCGACGACGACAAGCTTGATGCGCTTCGGAATGCGACATGCTCGCAGGCTGAATCGTGGTCGACGGCAGGGCTTGATCCCGTAAGAGGACCGGGCGGGCAGGATCAACGCCTCACGACCTCGGCAATCGACGGTGCATCACTGTCCTTCGACACCCACTTGACCGCGCCTCAGATCGTGATCGCGCTGAAGTCCCTGTCGGATAGTGCACTTCGCATTCTCCGCAACGCAGGTCTCGCCTCCGCTGCTGTGGGGTCGTCGTGAGTGATCCGCTGGCGATCTGGTGGAAGTGGCCGGTCACGGTGCGACGGTTCGCGGGTGATGGCTCCAACGGACCTGTATTCGACACGGCTGTAACGCATCTTGCGAAGATCACGCAGAAACGCAAACTGGTCCGCAACAGTGCCGGCACCGAGGTCGTCTCCGAAGCGCGCGTCAGCCTCCCAGCGTTGACTCCATTGATTCCAGTCGGCAGCCTTGTCACCTTCCCGGCTGAGTTCGGTGGACGTGAAGCCGAAGTGTTGGCCGAACAACTTCATCATTCCGGGATGGCTGAGACCCCCAACTTCTACAGCATCGACCTCACCTAAGGGGGCTGACGTGGCGATTGACTTCGAAGCTATCGCGCAGCGTGTCATCGTAGCCGCCGAAGATGGCGCGAAGGACGCAGCCGACGTCATCAAACAGGACGCGATCGAACGCGCCCCCGCCGAAACCGGTGAACTCCGCAACTCCTGCCAAGTCGACGCCGACGGCCTCGAAGCGACGATCTACTTCGACACCCCCTACGCGATAGCCCAGCACGAAGAAATCGACTGGAACCACGAGATCGGTGAAGCGAAGTACCTCGAAAACGCTGCAATCGCTAAGCGAGAAGTAGCCGGAGCTGTCATCGCCGAAGCAATCAGGCAAGCCCTGTGACAACACCACGACCACCCGCCACAGGCCCGTTCCTCCGCGACCTCGCCGCGCACCTCGTCAACCTCGACCTGGTCCGCTGGAACCCCAACGGCGCCGCATACACCGGCCCGACGACACTGCCCGCCCTCTTCTTCGAGACTCTGCCACCGCAGCCGGATCATGCGATCTCACTCGCCTCGTACAACGACGACCGATCACGTGACCGCGACAGTCCCGACTTCTACATTCAACTCCGCGGGCGCGCACCGGGTCGTGACCCACTCGCCACGCACGCCCTGATGGACCGCATCTTCGAAGCACTCGACGACGAAGAGAAACCCCCCAACTCCTCCCACATCCTGTGGGGGACAACAAAGGTACTGCTCTGCCTACGCCACATCCGCGGACCTCTACTCACGGACGGCAACAACCGGTTCAGCAGACCTGACAGTTACACCATCACCGTCAACCCCTCATAGGAGACACACACCATGAGACTCGCATCAACACTCGCAAGAGACTGGGCACTCGACGTCACCGAAGACAACGGCGCTACCTGGGTGCCCGTATTCGGATGCTCCAGCCTCAACGCCATGTTCGTCACCTCCGAGCAGGACGACTCGGACATCGACCAGCAGGGCTTCGCATCGGCAATCGCCACCGGCCTCGCCTACTCCATCGAAGGAGCATGCAAGCGGAAGGGTGACACTTCATCCGGAAGCTACGTCGACGACCCCGGGCAGGCGATCTTGCGTCGCAGAGGCCGCAAGACGGGGCTGGACAACATTGTCACCGCACGCATCTACCGCAAGGATGCACTCCCGGACGCCTACAAGTGCGACCACACCGTCAAGTGGACGGACACGGCAGCGGGGGATGTGAACGCGCTCCAGCAGTCGACGTTCACGCTGACCGGTCGCGGGAAGCCGGAGGAGATCAGCAAGCCTGTTCGCGGGGCGCTGGTAACAAAGATCATTACGCGTTCGGCTGCGACGGCGGGCACGTTCACATTGTCCGTTGTGACGGCAACGAGCACCGAGGTTACCGGTGCGCTTCCTTGGAATGCCACCGCGCTTCAGGTGCAGGCTGCTCTCGAAGCGCTCGTCAATGTCGGCGAAAGCAACGTTTCCGTCACGGGTGCTCCGGGTGGCGCGTGGACGGCGAACTTCTCTGTCCTCGTCACAGGTATGACCGGCATCGGTACGTCACTGACCCCGTCGGGCACCGTCACCATCACCTAGTACCGGAAGGTCATCGTGGATGATCTCGAAGCGCTCCTGGACCCGGATCTGACCCTGCCCATCGACGGCAATCACTTCCGGGTCCGGTGCAGCGCCCGCCAAGGCTTACGCGTAACCAGGCTCGTCGCACTCGGACTTGAACTCGACGACCAGCAAGAACGCATCGAGGTCCGCGCCATACTCGGCGACGCCTACACCCAGCTCACCGAAGCAGGAGTTTCGTGGCCGCGGATTGCATTCGCCGGGCGCACAGCGATCCTTCACTACGGTCACTCGCCGGACCTCGCTGCCCGGTACTGGGAGAGCGGTGGGACGCCGGGAAATCCGATACCCCCATCACCGAATCAGGTGGCGATGGGGGAGAAGCTGCGGAACCTGTTCCGCAGGAATGCATCTGCAACGACGAATGCTCAGGACGCCTCACCTGCACACCGGGTACATACGGCCCTGAAGATACAGGCGGTGGGCCGCTGGACCCGAACACCGGGCTCCGTCGCTGGTACGAGCCTGAACCGGAAGCAGCGGCGGGCGCAGGCACGGTAACCAGCACATGGGCGGACATCCTGTTCGGCCATTGGTCAGCCATCGAGGAAGACCTCCTAGTTCACCGCGGTATCGACGTCGAGTCAGGCATTCTCGATGCCCGGTCCTGGCGGTGGCTGAAAGCGCGCATCTCCGGCCTCACCGACGACCCCACCACACGCTTGCATGCAGCGTTGACGAAAGCGGCCTGATGCCCACCTTCAAGGAAACGACTTTCGACCCCGATCTGCATCTGCCTATCGGCGGGAAAATGTACACGGTGAAAGCGCCATCCGGTGACGAAGGTCAACGTCTCCGCATCGTCGCCGTCGACGGCAACACACCACTCGCATACCTCATCGACGAGGCAGTGAACGTTCTCGGTTCGGCATTCGACGAGATGGCCGCGGATGGTGTCGCATGGACGCACATTCTGCATGCGGGACGCACCGCGATCATTCACTTCGGAATGTCACCTGACCTCGCCGAAATTCATTGGCAACTATCGCATCTCGGGAAACTCGAAGACATCGACCAACTGGTCAAACGTATCGAGAAAGCCGAGACGTCTGAAGCATGATCTGATCGGAGGGTCGGCCTGTGGCATTGAACGTAGGCGAGCTTGTTGCCACTCTTACCGTCGACGATTCCCGGTACACCCGCGGAATGGCCGACGCACAGACTGCATCGGTGCGGATGGCGCAGACCGCCACCGAGACCAGTCGTACTGTGCAACGCTCCAACGAGCAGTCCGCGACGTCATACCAGCAGCTCGCACAGCAAGCACAGCGTTCGCAGTCGCAGGCCGAGACTGCGCAGACCCGCGCACGTACGGCGGTGGAGAATCGCACGACAGCTGAGCAGAACATGCGGACGGTGTTGGAGCGTGTCGGTGCGACCGAATCGGAACGTGCGGCAGCGGCTCGCCGCTACGAGACTGCAACCGACCAGGCAACGCGGGCGCAGGAACGCGCACGGGACGCCACACGCGACTACCAGCGTGCGCAGGAACGAGCAGATCGGGCCACCCAACAGTTCGGGGATTCTGCCCGCGACGCGGAACGTGAAGTCCGGCAACTCGGCGAAGCATCCGACGATGCCGCAGAATCTTCCCGCGGCATCGGCGAAGGTGTACGCGAACGAATGGAAGGCGCATTCTCCGGGGTCGGTGAAATAGCCGGCCGATCAGGTTCATCCGGTGGCGGCAACTTCCTCTCCGAGTTCTCCGGGAAGATCAGCGGCTTGGCAGGCAAAGGCGGCCCGATCGCGGCGGCACTTGTCGGTGTCGCTGCCGTAGGTCTCGCAGCGGGCGCGATCCTCGCGAACGCCATCGCAGACGGCATGGAGCGGGAGAAGCAAGAGGACCTTATTCAGGCGAAGCTCGGAGTCAACGAGGAAACCGCTCGCCGTATCGGTGAAGCAGCAGGTCTCGCCTACTCCAACGCGTGGGGCGACTCCATCGCAGGGAACATGGACGGTGCGCGTGCCGCGATCCAGTCCGGTCTCCTGACCGGCGAGGAAGACACCAAAACCTTCCAGTCGACGATCGAGCAGTTGAATGTTGTTGCCGAGTTGATGGGTGAGGACATCCCCGCTGTCGCGCGCGCCGCTGGCCAGTCGGTGAAGAACGGTATCGCCAACGACGCAACGGGGGCATTCGACCTACTGGTGAAGTCGCAGCAGAACAGCCTCAACGTGTCCGAGGATCTTCTCGACTCACAAATCGAGTACTCGACACAGCTTCGCGCGATGGGCCTCGAAGGTGAAGAGGGTTGGGCGTTGGTCGCGCAGGGTGTCAAAGGTGGCGCGCGGGACACTGACGTCGTTATCGACGCCCTGAAAGAAATGAAGCTGCGGGCCACTGACGGGACCGCGGCAGCGGCAGACGGTTTCGAGAAACTGAGTCTCAATTCGGATTTGTGGACGACGGCCATGAATGAGGGTGGTGAGGCGTCGCGTAATGCGATGGCCGATGCCCTGCGTGGTCTCAATGCGATTACCGATCCGACGGAGAAGAACGCGGCTGCGTTGGCGTTGTTCGGGACGAAGTTCGAGGACATCCAGGGCGCAGCCTTCGCACTCAACCTTGACACTGCCGTGGCACAGTTCGGTGAGGTCGAGGGTGCCGCTGCGAATGCGGGTAACACGATGTCCGGTAACACGGCGTCATCGTTCGAGTCGGCGAAACGGTCCATCGAAACGTCCTCGAATGACATCAAGCTCGCGCTCGCGCAAGCATTCGGCCCAGCACTGACCGACGTCGCGAACTGGGTGACGACGCACAAGCCGGAACTCATCGCGTTCTTCACCGGACTCGCTTCAGCCGCACTTACCACAGGAATCGGTATCGCACAGTTCTCGGCGGACGCCCTCCGCGTGATGGCGAATTTGAGCGAGGGCACAGGCAAAGCACTCGGCTTCATGGTCGGCGGCATGGGCGAGGTAGTCGGTGTCGCGGGAAGTCTCGCGCGGGCACTCGGGATGGACGGTGTCGCTGACAAACTCGAAGGCGTCGGCGATGCGATGAAGGGATTTCAGGACGCTACCGAGCATGGCGCGGACACGATGCGTGGGATGGCTGACTCCATCGACAGTGCCATTCCCAGCTTGGAGAACGTCCGCGATGGTGTGGTCGATGCTGGTGAACGTGCAGAGACTTCGGCGCGACTCATGCAGGCGTTGGGCACTGCTGTCGTGGAGGACATCCCGGATGAAAAGTCGATCATCATTGATTCGAATACTCCAGAGCAGACGGAAGCGTTGAAGGCGCTCGGCCTGAAAGTCGAGGAGCTGCCGGATGGGACGTTCAAGGTCACGTCGAACACGGATGAAGGTCAACGCGCGATCGATGCGTTCATCGGGAACAACTCCGGTAAGTCGATCGATATGTTCGTCGAGTTGGAGCAGCGGAGGATCGGGTATTGGGAAAGCCGGGGGGTGTCCTCTGAGGATGCTCCGTCGATGCAGGGCCCGGTCCCTGTCATCGGTGACGGCAACAGTATGGGTGGCGGTGGCGGTCACTTCGCTGATGGTGGTATCCGAGAGGCGCATGATCCGCAGATCGGCGATGGCCGCGTCACCCGCATCTGGAATGAGCCGGAAACCGAGGGCGAATCGTATATCCCGCATGCCGCGTCGAAGCGGTCACGCGCGGAAGACATTCTTGGGATCACCGCGAGGAAGTTCGGGTTCGGGCTCGTCAAGTCGTTCGCTGAGGGCGGTGTCATCGGCAAGGATGGTCTCGATGCGTCGATGTCATGGGCGCAGTCGATGGACCCGGCTACGTACGGGATGGGCGGGTTCTCGACGTCGGTGATCGACTGCTCCGGTGCTGTCTCGGGTGCCATCAACAAGGCTCTCGGGTTGGATGCGTTCGACTCGCGGATGTCGACGGTCACGGAAGGGTCGTGGTTGCAGGCGCGGGGCGCGATCCTCGGCAAAGGGCCTGAAGGGACGGTCCGAGTCGGCTGGTGGGATGAGGGTGGCGGCGCGAACGGTCACACCGCTATGACCTACCCGGACGGCACGAACTTCGAATCGAATGGGTCGGAAGGTGTCGTCGTCGGCGGTAAGACCGGATTCGACGATCCGAGCTTCACTGACCATGCGTGGTTCCCGATGTCCGGGGATCTCGGGGCGGCGTCGGACACGGGCGCTGGATTCAATGCTGAGAATGATCCTGATGGGTCGAAGGCGTTCGCTGCTGGGGACTTCACCGAACGGTACCGGCAGGCATACGGCGTCGAAGAGGATCAGGTGAGTTCTGGCACGACGACGTCGGGTGTCGGCTTGTCGACTGACGGTAGCCGCGTGTATGTCACGAACTGGCCGTCGACGCTGGGCGGCTCGGACAAGCCGAAGGAGGAGGAGCGAAAGCCGATCCTCACGGCAGGGTTGAAAGTGTTCGCGAACGGCGGCGTCGAGGATCACACCGCGCAGATCGGCAACGGTGTGACGCGGATGTGGAACGAACC